CACCGTCGACCTCGCCGCGAGCACGAAGACCAGCGCGGACTACACGGTGGCCGCCGTGTGGGCGATCACCCTCGACGGCGACCTCGTCATGCTCGACGGCATCCGCGAACGCCTCGACCCCGCCGGGCACTGGCCCGCTGTGCGGGCGCTACGCGAACGCTGGTCAGCGGACGTGGTGTTCGTCGAGTCCCGCATGTTCGGCACGACGCTTGTCTATGAGGCGGGCCGCGCCGGCGTGCCCGTGCAGGAGCTCCACGCCGACACCGACAAGATCACCAGGGTGCTCCCGGCCACCGCACGCGCCGACAGCGGCCGGATCTGGTTCCCACCCGTAGACCGCTTCCCAACGTGGCCGGACTGGCAGGACGAGCTGCTCGCATTCCCTAACTCAGCGCATGACGACGTGGTCGACGTGGTGGCGTACGCGGCCAGGGTGGCGGGCGCGCACTGGCTGCCGGTGGAGTCGGCCGCCTCAGTGGACGCACGCCGGGCGGTGCTCGACGACTACGGGCCGATCAGCGAGGCGTACACGGCCGCGACCGGCGGCACCAGTCTCGACCTGCTCAACCTCAACTACTAGCCGCCCCGGGGGGTGACCCGCCATGGCCATGGCCCGGCCGACGCTGCCCGTCACCCTGCACCTCGGCGACCTCACAGCCGCCGACCTCGGAACCGTCACCATCCCGTTCACCACCAAGGACGCAGGCAAGACCACCGCCGGGCAGTGGCACGTCGAGGTGCTCGTCGACCAGAAAGCGCTACGCCAGAGCCTCGCCGCGGTGCTCCGCGACGCAGCCGACCGACTGGAGAAGGGGGCACCGGATGGCGATTAGCGCCCCCACCAGCGACATCGGCCACCTCGACGCCAACTACGGCACCCTGTACGGCGAGCTGCTCGAGCAAATCCCCGCCCTCACCTGGCCGCTGTCCGCTCAGACGTACGCGCTGATGCGGCACGACCCGCAGCTCACCGCCGTCCTCGCCGCCTATACGCTGCCCATCCGCCGCGCCACCTGGGCGGTGGACCCGGCCGGCTGCCGCGACGAGGTCGTGCAGATGGTGGCGGACGATCTCGGCCTGCCCATTCTGGGGGCCGACCCTGAGCCCGGCCCAGCGCGGCGGCGCGGCGTCCGCTGGGCCGACCACCTACGTCTCGCTCTCCTGTCGTTGACGTTCGGGTTCATGCCGTTCGAACGCCGTTACGAGATCCGCGACGGCCAAGCCCGGCTGGTCAATCTGGGTGAGCGGATGCCGCACACCATCGGCTCCATCCAGCTCGCCCCCGACGAGTCCGTCGAGTCGATCACGCAGAACCTGGCGGCAGCCCGCCCCATCCCGGCGCGCAGGCTCGTGTGGTACGTGCACGACCGCGAGGCCGCCAACTGGACCGGCCGCTCCCTGCTGCGCCCGGCGTACGGCGCCTGGCTGCTCAAGCACGAAGTGTGGCGCGTCCACGCCACCAGCATCCGCCGGTTCGGCATGGGCGTCCCCAGCGTGACCGCGCCGCCCGGCGCCACCCCCGCCCAAGTCGCCGAGGCGCAGCGCCTCGCCTCCAGCATGCGGGTGGGCGACCGCGCCGGGGCGGGCCTGCCTGACGGTTTCAAGCTGGCCATTACCGGCATGACCGGCTCGGTGCCCGACGCGCTCGGGTTCGTCCGCTACCTCGACCAGCAAATGAGCCGCTCGGCGCTGGCCGGGCTCATGGACCTCGGCGACACCTCGAACGGGTCCAGGGCGTTGGGCGACACGTTCCTCGACCTGTTCCTGCTGTCGCTCCAGAGCATCGCCGACGAGATCGCGTGGACCGCCACCACCGGCGTCGACAACATGCCCGGCATCGTCGAAGACATCGTCGACATCAACTTCGGAGAGGACGAGCCGTGCCCGCGCATCGTCGTCTCCAACGTCGGCGACCGGCACGAAGTCACGGCGCAGGCGATCGACCAGCTGATGCGGTCCGGCGCGCTCACCCCCGACCCGGCGCTCGAAGCGTACGTGCGGCAAGCCTGGAGGCTGCCCGAGCGCACCGACCCTGCGCCCGCACCCGCGCCGCGGCGTACACCGCCGAGGGAAAGCCAGGACCTGGCGGCCAGCCGCCCCGCCCAGCAGGTGCAGGCCGCCACCCCCAAGCCGGAGCTGGCCGCCGTGCAGGAGGCGTGGCAGGAGACGCTCGACAGCGTGCTGGCCGACTGGCCCGACATCGTCGCCGATCAGCTCACCGGCCTGGCCGCGCAGATCCGGCAAGCCGTCAACGCCGGAGACAAAGCCGCCCTCGCAAACCTGACCGTCGACAGCGGACCCGCAGCCGAACTGCTGGCGGTGGCCATGCTGGAGCTGGCAGAGACCAGCGCCGAGCAGATGGCCGCCGAAGCCGCCGCCCAAGGCGTACGCGTCGAACCGCCGCCGCCGGACGAAAGCCACCTCGAAGGGGTAGCGGTCGCCGTGGCCGCGCTGCTGGCCGCAGCGCTCGCCACCGCCGCCGCCGGGGCGGCGCTGCGGCTGGCGGTGCCGGGCGCCGACGGCGAGCAGGTCGCCGCGCAGGTGGTGGATGAGCTGTCCGCCCCGCCGTCCCGGTCGGTGCGCGACCAAATCGGCGGCGCCCTCTCCACAGCGCAGGCCAGCGGCCGTTTCGCCGTGCTGCGCGAAGCGCCCACCGCCACGTATCGGGCGTCCGAGCAGCTCGACCACCGCACCTGCGCCAACTGCCGCGCCATCGACGGCACCGTTTTCAAAGACCTGGACGAGGCCGAGGCTGCGTACGGCAACGGCGCCTACGTCGCATGCCTCGGCGGCATCCGCTGCCGCGGCCAAGTCGTCGCCACCTGGAACGGGAACGGGAGCTGAGCATGACCATCGAGGTGCCGCGCTCACGCGCGCTCGTCAGCATCCCCGGCGTCGAACTCGCCCAAGCCGGCACGTGGCGGCTCTCCTCCGGCGAGGCCACCATCACCCGCGAAGACCTCGCCGCCGCCGTCGCCGCGCTCGACTGCCCCGCCGTACGCAACCCCGTCCTCAAGCTGGGCCACGTCGACAGCCGATTCGACGGCGAGCCCGCGGTCGGCTGGGTGTCCAACCTGCGGCTCGCCGACGACGGCAACACCGTGGTCGGCGACTACCGCGGCATGCCCGCCTGGCTCGGCGACATCCTCCCCAGCGCCTACCCCGACAGGTCGATCGAGGCGACACGCGGTTTCCGCTGCCAGATCGGCCACACCCACCAGATGGTCATCACCGCAGTCGCGCTGCTCGGAGTCACCGCCCCCGGCATCGGCACCCTCGAGAGCCTGCAAGACGTCGCCGCCCTCTACGCCAGCAACGGCGACGCCGAGGGCGAGGGCGAGCCAGTCACCATCACCATCGAAGGAGGAGGGTTTATGCCCCCGCCCACGCCAGAGCTGGCGGCCGGCGTCACGTCGGAGGATGTGCGGCGCCGCTACTACGAGCACGCCGGCTACCAGCGGTGGATCTGCGAAATCCAGCTCGACCCGCTGCAGCTGATCGTCATGGACGACAGCAATGGCAGCTACTACCGGGTGCCCGTCACGCTGGACGCCGACGGGCCAGTGTTCGGCGAGCCGGTCGCCGTCAGCGTCGAGTACGTGGACAAGCCGGCCAAGCTGTCGGCCGCCGTCTACGCCAGCCGTGAGGAGTCGATCCCTGAGGATCTCCGCGCGGCCGCCGTGTCGGACAAGCCCTGGAGCGACTTCTCGGAGTCGGATTACACGATCGAGCAGTGGCGTAAGGCGTGCCTGATCGGCCCCGACGAGCCGTCCGACTCCAAGGCCGACTACAAGCTGCCCGTGCGGGAGCCGGACGGGACGCTCAACCGCAACGGCGTGCACGCCGCCGCCGCCCGCATCAACCAGGTGAAAGGCGTCTCGGACGACAAGCTCCGCGCCGCCGCGAAGCGGCTCGTCAGCCTCTACAGGAACGAGCTCGACGAAGAACCCCCCGAGAGCCTCACCGACCTGGCTGGCATGAACGCCGCCACCACCACCGACGCCACCACCGATGCGCAGCCGATCCAGGCAGGCGCAGACACGCACACACAGACCCCCGTCACCAACCCGGTGAGCGGGCCAACCAAGCAGGAGGGCACTGACATGCAGCTCAGTGACGAGCAGCTCGCGACCCTGCGAGCGAAGCTCGGCCTCCCCGAGGGCACCGACCTCGACCCCGACACTCTGCTGTCCGGGATCGAGAAGCTCGCCGCGAGCGGCGACAGCTCGCCGGGGAAGACGCCGAAGCACCAGCCGGGCACCGTCGTCGTCGACCAGCAGGTCTGGGACGACATGCAGAACCGGATCAAGAGGCTCGAGGAGATCCGCGCCGCCCAGCAGCGCATCGAGCGAGAGCGCATGGTCGACGACGCCATCCGCGCCGGGAAGTTCGCGCCGAGCAGGCGTGACCACTGGCTGCGGATCGCCGAAGCCGACCCTGAGGGCACCGCGCAGCTGCTGGCCGGTCTGACGCCGGGCACCGTGCCCGTCTCCGATCTGGGCCTGCCCGGCGGTGAGGACTTCTCGTTCGACGTCGAGTTCGCGGGTCTGTTCCCGCCCGACAACCGGTAAAGGGGGAGCAACGTCATGGCTGACTACGCCCCCATCTTCAGCGGTAACCAGCTGCCGTTCACCAGCACCGCGTCCGCGACGATCACCGGCGGCGAGCTGGTCGAGGTGTCGGGTTCCGGCACCGTCGCCCCCGCCTCCGCCGACTCCACCGTCGTGGTCGGCGTGGCCGCGCACGACGCCGCCTCCACCGCCCGCGTCACCGTGTACCCGCTCGCCGGCGTGGTGCATGAGCTGGTCGCCGACGAGGGCGGCGTCACCGCTGGTGACCTCGTCAAGGTCGGCGCCGACTCGAGCACCGTGATCGGCCTGGAGGCCGAGGATGAGCTCGGCGTGCGGGTCGGCATCGCTCTCACCACGGCCGCCGCTGAGTCCAAGGTCCAGGTTCTGGGCCGGTAACCCCGCGAACCAATCTCTGCCCCTGCCGGTCGGCGGGGGTGTTCGTATGAAAGGACAGGCCCGATGCCTGGTACGTATCCGGCGCCCCCGCCGACCCTGAACGGCGACCTCGAGACGATCTCGAGGTTCCTGGCGTCCCCCACCCACCTGCAGCGCCGCCTCAGGACCTTCCGCGACCTGCGGTTCGTGTCGGACCGTCTGCTGACGCAGCGGTTCCGCACGTCCGGCGGCGCCGTGCTGTATGAGCAGAGCGAACCTTTCCTGACCGACCGAGCTGTGAGCGCCGTGTCGGCCGGGTCGGAGTACCCGGGCGCGACGATCGCGACCGGTACCGCCGCGGTCGCCTCCGTCAGCAAGTGGGGCCAGAAGGTCTCGCTGACCGACGAGGAGATCACCCGCAACGTGTACGGCGGCGCGGCCGTCGACCGCGCGTTGCGCAAGCTGGTCAACTCGATCATCAAGCAGGTCGACACCGTCACCATGAGCGCCATCGGTAGCGCGGTGACGGAGACGTTCGACGTCACCGCCGACGGCGGCGTCGCCTGGACCGCGTCCGGCGCGACCATCCTCCGCGACATCCTGCGCGCGCGGGCGGTCGTTGTCGGTAAGAACATGGGCTACAACCCGGATGTTCTCGCCGTCAACGACACCGCCTACGCGACGATCATGTCGGACGAGAAGATCACCAACGCGTTGCGTCGGGAGACCGTCGACTCGCCCGTCTACAGCGGCGAAATCGAGAAGATCGCCGGGCTCACCATCGTCGTGTCCCCGTCCATCACCACGCCGATCATCCTCGACTCCACGCAGCTCGGCGGCATGGCCGACGAGCAGGCCGCCGCCCCCGGCTACGCCATCAGCGACCTGGCCGTCCAGGTCAAGTCCATCCGCGTGGACACCGCGGACAGGTGGGACCTGCAGGGCCGCCGCCTCACCGTCCCCGTGGTGCAGGAGCCCGGCGCGGCGATCGAGCTGACCAACACCGGCGTCGACAGCTGAGGAGCGCTCTGACATGGTGCGCTATCAGGTGACCGCCCCCTACGTCACGGTGCGGACCGTGACGGAACGGGGCCCGCAGGTGGTGGGGCTGCTCAAGGACTCGTGGGTGCCGCAGGACGCGCCCGCCGAGTGGATCGAGCGGCACCTCCGTAAAGGCATGATCGCCCCCGTGGGTGGGCAGGCCCCGGCCCGCCCCAAGCCCAAGCCCGAACCGGAGCGAGGGGGTGCCGCCGCCTCCTCCGGCGACACCCCCGCCCCGGCCGGTGGACTGCAGCCGCCGCCCACCACCGGGCCCGGCTCCGGCCGGGAAGCGTGGATCGACTACGCCGTCGCCCGCGGCATGGACCGCGACGAGGCCGCCGCCATGCGCCGCGACGACCTCATCGCGCGCCTCCAGGGGGTGTAGCCGATGGCCGATTACACGCCCCTCCACCCGGCTGGTCTGCTGGCCCGCACTTGCACCGCGTCGGCGCCCGTCGCCGGCGGTGACATGGTGGCCGTGTCCGGCGACGGCACGATCGGCCCCGCCACCTCCGGCGGGGCGGTCGTCGGCGTAGCCGGACACGACGCCGGGACGGGCACGCCAGCCACCGTCCACCCCATCGCCGGGGTGGTGCACGAGATGGTGGCCGGGTCGGGCGGCGTCACCGCCGGGCAGGCGGTGATGGTCGGCTCCGACCCGAACGAGGTGCTGCCGCACACCGGTAGCAACATCCCGGTCGGGGTGGCGCTCACCACCGCCTCCGCTGGCGACCCGGTGCAGGTGCTGGGCATGGCGGACGCCACCGCCCCCGCCAGTGGCGGCGGCACTGTGGCGTGGGACGACATCACCGACAAGCCCGCCACCTTCACGACGTCCTCGAGCGACATCACGGACGCGACCGCGGTCGGCGTCGACCTGCTCACCGCCTCGGATGCGGCGGCGGCGCGGGCGGCGATCGGGGCAGGCACATCCGACCTGGAACTCGGCACCACGTCGTCCACAGCGGCGGCGGGTGACCACACCCACGCCGGGCTGACAGCCGACCAGGCCGCAGGCACGGCGTCGATCCGCACGCTCGGCACCGGCGCCCAGCAGGCGGCGGCCGGCAACCACACCCACAACGGTCTGATGACCGGGTCCGCGGCGGCCGTCGAGGACTCCGAAGCTGCGGCTCTCGAGGACCTGGTGACCGACTTCAACGCCCTGCTGGCGGCGCTCCGCAACCGGGGCGTCATCGGCGGCGGCGCCTAACCCAACCGTGGCCCGGGCGGGCGCGCTCCCCCACAGCCGTCCCGCCCGGACCACCACAACCATCGAGGAGGGATCGTGGCCGACCCGACATGGGCGCCCAGCCTGGAGCAGGTCGCCGACCACATCCCCACCCGCACACGCAACGCCAGCACGCCCGGCGACACGTCCCTGCTCGGCACCTTCACCGCGCAGACCGAACCCACCGACGAGCAAGCGCGCCGCCACATCTCCGCCGCATGCTCCGAAGTGCTCGGCGCCGTCGGCGGCTCCATCCCCGACAGCCCCGCGTTCCTGGCGAGGCTGGCCGGCGAGGTCGCGGCACTGCGCGCGGCCGCCGACATCGAGCTGGCCTACCCGAACCGCGACGCCGACGTCAGCGTGTACGAGCAGCTGACCGCCCGCGCCGACGCCGCCCTGCAGCGGCTGGTCGACGCGGTGAACGATGCGGGCGCCGGCCCGGAGGGCGGCCTGCTGCCGCAGTACGCGTTCCCCGAGCCGGTCTGGTACGGCGACTACCCCCTGTGAAGGAGGACCCGTGCCGGGCGTGATCTGGGTGTGGAACGAGCCGGAGCTGTGGCGGGTGCTCCGCTCGTACGAGGGCCCGGTGGGGCTGCACATTGCCAAGCTCGCCCGCAAAGTGACCCGCACGGCGAAGCGGTACGCGAACGTCTCCCCGGACGGCGACATCGAGGCGGGTCGCCCGCCCGGCTACATGCGCTCCAAAATCAGGTGGGACATGGGGCGTGACCTGATCGGCGTGTACGCCGACATCTCCAGCCCCGCCCGCACCCGCGACGGCGCCCCGTACGGCCTGTTCATGGAGGTCGGCACGCGGGCTCACGTGATCCGCCCCAAGCGGCCCGACGGCTGGCTGCGGTTCGTCGACAACGGCCGCGTCCGCTTCGCCAAAGTCGTCTACCACCCCGGCACCCGCCCGTACGCCTACCTCCGCCGCGCCCTCTACACCCTCCGCGGAGCATAGATGGCACGCACCACGGCCGTCGCCGCCGTCCAAGCCTGGATCAACACCCACCCCACCCTCACCGGCAGAGGCCGCCCGCTCGAGCACGGCGCGTTCCGCGGCAGAGTCCGCTCCCCCAGCCGCGGCGCCTACCTCATGCTCACCCGCATCGACAGCGCAGACGCCCTCATCGCCGAAGACGCCGCCGACCAGGCGCGCATCGCCGCCGTCATCTACGCGGCCACCGACGAAGCAGCCGAGACCGCCGCAGTGGCGTACGCCAACGCCCTCGCCGCGCTGTCCGGCACCCCCACGCCGATGGGCGACACCACATGCCTCGTGGTGGACGCCATCACCGGCCCCCTGTTCGTAGACGACCGCGCCGGCGACGGCGAGCAGTACGCGTACGCGGTAGACGCCGACTTTTACCTGATCAACGGAGGTTCCTGATGGCGGCACTCACACTGCAGGTCCTGCCCCCGGGCGGGGCCGAATCGACGCTGGCTGCGGCGGCCAGCGGCGGCGACACCTGCCCGGCCGGGCCCGGCGTATTCCTGGAGGTGGCCAACGGCGCAGCCGAAGCGGTGACGGTCACGCTGGCCACGCCGGGCACCGTCGAGGGTCTGGCGATCGCTGACCGGGAAGTCGAGGTTCCCGCCGGCGAGACGTGGAAGATCCCCGTCCCCCGGATATTCGCGAAGGCGGACGGCCGCTGCGACATCACCTACTCGAGCGTCACCGACGTGTCGGTCGGCGCGTTCAAGGTGGCGTGATGGCCCGGCAGCGCAGCGACGCCAAGACGTCGCACACCACCACCACCAGCGGCGGCACGCCGCCGTACTACATCGCCACCCGGCCGCTGTACATCGGCGGCAACCCGTTCGCCCGCGCCCACCAGGCCGGCGACCGCGTACCGGTCGAGCACGTCGACCTGTACGGCTGGCAGCACGGCGTCCGCCCCCCTGACGGGTGGGAGACGCCCGCCCCGCCCAGCAAGCCCTCAAGCAAGCCCACCACATCGGAGCCTGAGTCCGGGTCCGGCCAGGCCACCAGCACCAAGGAAGGTGACGCCTGATGTCTCGTGGAAATCCAGCCGCGCTCGCGCTCGGTCCCGGCAGCCTCTACATCGCGCCGCTCGGCACGTCAGAGCCGACCGACCTGACCACGCCGTGGGACACGGTGTCCCCGAACTGGGTGTCGCTCGGCTACACCGACGAAGGCAGCACGTTCACGTACTCGGTCGAAAGCGAGAACGTGGAGGTCGCCGAGGAGCTCGACCCGGTCGCGGTCGCTCTCACCTCTCGCGAGCTGGGCCTGTCGTTCGCTCTCGCCGAGATCACCGCCACCAACCTCAAGCGCGCCCTCAACGGCGGCACCATCACCAGCGGCAGCGGCATCGTCACGTTCGAGCCGCCCGACCTCGGCGAGGAGGTGCGCACCATGCTCGGCTGGGAATCGGAG